CTAGTCTTGTTTTGCAATAGTCTCTGAGGATTCTTCCGTTGATTCACATTCCTCAGGTTTATTAATATCCTGCATGCCATCAAACCACATTACGGACTCCTCCTTTTCCTTATATTATTATACTATAATTATACTACAATCTGTATTATATGTCAACACTATTCTCAACATTCATTACCTAACATACATGACGTATGTGATTTTTTATATTTTAGCCTTTGGAGTTGCATTTGAAACTTTGTCTATAGCCTTTTTATATTTATCATTTGCTTTTGCTATTTTATCTTCTGTATCATTCGCCCTTTGTGACCATTTTTGATACAAATTGATTATATTAGTAAAATAAGATTCGTTTTTACAAATATTTTGATATGAAATTCTAAAATACAAAAATTTTACTACGCTCAAATAGCTCTGATGTAATGATTGATATACCACATCGTCATCAGCCACGCCCTGAACAAATGTCATTGAAAACGCTTCTAATTTGTTTAAAAAATCATTAATTTTTCCTTTGTAGTACCCTTTTATAAAAGTTGCGTTAATGTTGCACTCTTTATTTGCTTCATCATCAGAAATAAGAGCAAATAATGGATTCATTTCAATTATACTGTTCATATGAAATAGATATATATTATTCAGAATGTTTTCTTTCATTCCATCTTTTATAAAGAATTCTTCAAGCGTTGCCCAGTCTTCTTCAAATAGCTTCTGAGATTCATCCTTGCTGAATTCTAAGTTTGGATTTCTTGCAATTTTATCAGATGTTATAATATCATAAATGTTTTCATGAGCCCTTAAAACTTCAATTATTTCATTAATTTCCTTTATTAGTTCCTGATAATAATTGGCAAGTTCAATGGCTTTCTCAATTTTATTCTTTTTCTTGTTATATCTATATGAAATAATTGATATAAATAACGCAACTAAACTTATTATTATTGGTACGCTTTTGATTATGTAATCCATATAATCTATTTTATCCCCATTCACATTTTTTTATCTCCGTTGTTTTTTACATTATATCACATTATTATATATAAATCAACAGTTATTTTAAAACAAAAACAGCCGACAAGGAATAATCCCTGTCGGCTGTCTTACTACCTACTTAATCTTTATTTTCTGCCCTGCATAAATAATGTTCGGGTTCTTGATACCATTGTTCTTGACAAGCTTCGCAACAGTGGTCTTGTAGCGCCGTGCGATGCCCGAGAGCGTGTCTCCACGCTTTACAGTGTACGTTACTGTCTTCTTGGCATGGCTTGCAGACGGCTTTGTGGTCGAACTGATGGTCTTCTTGAAGCCGTTCAGCCCTGCCGCCTTGATTTTCGCAGGATAGTCCACATAGCAGATATCCATGTCAACATTGCCGCTGATACCGCTGACCTTGCCACTGCTGGTGTACTGCCACATACCATAAGTGCCGCCGTAGTTGCAGCGTGAGCCATACTCAGCGACCCAAAGAGCATATCTCTTAGCGACGTAGGCAGATATGTACTGCTGTAAAGGCGAACGGCTGATATACAGTCCTGCCCAGTAGCCTGCATGTTCAAGTGCATTGCAGAAAGTCTTGACAAGGCTGTTGCAAAATGCTCTGCCCTTTGCGAACTGTGAACGCTCCTCGAGGTCAAAGTATATCGGATACTCAAACGTCTTGCCCTTGATAGCGTTGATACAGGTCTGAGCCTCAGCCTTTGCGTCCTCGACACTCGCCGCATAGCTATACCAGTAAGCACCGACTTTCAACCCTGCCGCCTTTGCCGCCTTGTAGTTTTTCTCAAAATATGGGTCTTTCTGATTAGCGTACTTGCCGAAGCCTGCACGAATGATAACGAAATCGACCCCCGAAGCCTTGACCTTCTTGAAGTCAACGCTCTGCTGATACTGTGAAACGTCAATGCCCTTAAATGTCTTTGCCATAAAAATTACTTCCTTTCTAAATCATCAATCCTGTGATTAGCCACCTTGATTTTCTCGTCGATCAAAGCATAGTCCTGCTCCAGCTTGTAAGTCCGTGCAATAACGGAATTGTGCTTGTCCACACGCTCAGACAGCTTGTCTATCTTGTACTCGATAAGCTTTTGGCTATCATACTGCGCCTGTTGCATAGTTTTACGGCTGTTAGATGCTATGACAAGCTGACACACTACCGCCGAAGCAGCTGTTATCAGTGCAACGATAATTGCTTCCGTCACTCGTCATCACCTGACTTTCTTTTGGCTGACTGCGTGCCAAAGTAGAACGATATCACCACAGTAAAAACTGTGATGAACTGCTCTGCTGAAATCGTGCGGCGCAGTGCCAGCACGCAAAACATCACTGTCAATAACAGCGTTACAATGGACTTTACGTCAATGAGCTTTGATAACTTCTGCTTCATGGTATACCTCCTTTGTGATTTCTTTGAACTGCTCCGAACTAATAACGCCTGCCTTGACAAAATCTTTGACCTTTGCCAGCGAATACACGCCCAGATCATAGAAACGTTTAATAATGCTGTAATACATCACTCGCCCTCCTCACCTATCAGCGTGCCTGTCATAGCAGCTGTGTATAGCACTTGTGCCATTATTTTGTCCTGCTCGGTCACTGTAGGTTTTTCAAAATCTTCTTGGGTCAACCCCAGCTTGTCAGCCATTTTCTTTTGTAAATCCGTCATGTTGTACCTCCTATCTCTGACAGTTTAACGATGTATTCCTCTTCGCTTGGCACTGGTATTCGATAGCTGTCATTGCTGTTTTTGAACGTCACCGAACCGCCTGATTCGACTTCGATGTTCCGCAGAAAATCATCGTCAATCAGGGTTGAAATGTCGGTGACGATTGGTGTTTCTAGTTCGTAGTATAGGATAACACCCTGCATAGCCTGTTTGAATGCGGTGGCATCGGTGTAGGCGGTGTCGTTTACATAGACATATCCGTCAATAGTCGCATTGGTTGCTATGCCCACAGGTGCTGCGTCACTCCATACCTCATTTTGCGATTTTGCTAAATATTTTGAACATAATATATTCGATGCAATAGCAGAATTATACGACAATTTCTGTCCACAAATTTTCCGTGACGATGCTATGAAAACTGTCTGGGAGCTAATTCCACCACCAGCAGTCCAATTAAGCGTCCCCAAATCAACGCTTTGTACGCACTGAACGTATCGTTTGTTCTCATAATCAACGTAATTCTTAGCCGTTCCTGCCGACCAGCCGTAGCCAGGCAGATTGCGGATTGCTTCGGGGATTTGGTAGGCGGTCTGGTGGTAGGGAATAAATGAATCAGTTGCGTTTTGTGTTATCTGCATTTTAAATGCGTATCCGCCTTTGAAATCAGACCAGTTAAATGCTATAGCTGAAATATCTTTTTTCACAACATAGGTTGTTGTTGATTTCAGCAGACTGTTTCCGTCAGTGATGAAGGCTATATCACTTGAATCACCGTCAGAAAATAGTGCACGAATTCGTCCATTGGTTGCCATATTTCCTTTTGACACAGGGGTAAATGTCATACTATACCCCTGTGGAATTTTTAACGCAACACCAGTTCCAAACATTGCTTGACCGCCCGAAAAGACATCTATGATATTATCTTTTACCGTAATAAATTCAGGATACGCTGCTGAAAAAATTGTCGGGTCACACAGGTTTGCTCCCTGCTCCACAATCTCTTCCGTGCCAGCGCTAATAATCTCACCTGCATTATACGGATAATAATCGGCAGGGAATATTTTCTCAAATTCTTCTACGCTTGCAGGCTCGTTCCCCGAGCCGAACATGGCGGTTAGGTCAAAAATCTGACGATTGCTAAACGTCACTTTGACGCTATTGCCTATTAAAAATGCGTCAAATGTACCACCTATATCGCTATCGCCATATGGGCTAGTAATCCATGACAACGTACTTTTTCCAGCATTCACAGCTTTACTTGTCTGGTTGTTTTTGGTGTATATCACTTCACGGAAATACATATAGACAGTAGTGCCTTGCTCAGCCTCGCAATCTATTCTGCACAGATATTTATGGGCAGAGTACACTGGCTTGCAATTGCATTCCGTGCCTTGATATGTGAACGTCGAACACATCTGATTCCACACAAAACTCCTGCCACCCACAGACTTCACACTCATCAGCTTTGCCCCTGTAGGCACTGTCTTAGCATATGCTGTATCACTGTCCGTTTCAAACTGGTGCGTGATACCCTGACCGATGGAATACAGTGCATTCACCCTGCGTTGCAGCTCTTTGTCCGTTAGCTTCACATTAGCTATTTCAGCAGTATTCTCGGCTATCTTACCGACAGCGGTAGTATAGTCCTCAGGCAAACTGTCAGCTATGGATTGTGCCGTCTGAGCAGCAGTTTCAGCGGCAGTTTTGTCCTCTGCGACCTTAGCGGCGTTTTCTGCCACTGTCGCCTTATCGGTTGTGACCTGCGTTGCCATTTCCTGCACCGCCTGTCTGTCTGCCGCAGTGCTGTCAGCCGCCGTCTTTGCAGTTTTAGCATAGCCTGCCGTTATGTTCTTGTCGGCTGTGGTCTGCTGTGCTGATGTTGCCGCCTGCGCTGCGGATATCTTGGCGGTGTTCTGTGCAGTGACCGCCTCAGCACGTGCAGTTTCTGCACCCTGCCTTGCAGCGTCTGCCTGCGTTGCGGACGTTTCAGCCGCTGTTTTTGCGGTCTCAGCACGTTCAGCCGCCTGTGTTGCCGTATCAGCTGATTTCTCTGCGGCCGTGGCAGATTTAGCGGCGTTATTTGCCATTGTTGTCGCCGTTTCTGCGGCGGTGACGGCTGTCTGCATATCTGCGTGCGCCTGTCTGCCTATGGCGTCTATGCGGTCTAGTGCGTCCACCGCCACATCAGGTGACGGGATAGCTGTATCACCGATAGCTGCACCTATTCGCAGTCGGAATATGCGTGATTTTTTTACTAGGATATATTCCTGCCCTGACAGTTTTTTTGCACATATCTGACACGATATTGTCTGCGCTGAACGCAGTATATCTGCCGTAGGTGTCCACTGTCCGCCTGTGATATCGACCTCATAGGCAGTGCCGTCACCGTAGTCGATAGTCAGCACATAGCGGTCTGCGCCGTCTACCTCCATGCCCTTGACAGACACGGGACGGGCATTAGTTTCACCAACATAGCCCAAAAGGGCTGTGTTCAGTGTTACATCGTAATCTGTGTTTAGCGTTATCGTCATTTAATCACCCCTCTTTACTCTATTGCAATGTAGTCAACATAGTATGTTCCTGTTGGCACGTTTTCCACTGTTGACCCATTAGTAGCTCCCATGCAAACGTTCAGATAGTACGACTTTCCCGACCCATTAACGTGAGTACAGAACGTCTTGTATGGTGTTGGTGTGTCTGTCTGCCGTAGCGTTGCTATGACCTGCTTAGGCGCAAAGGTCAGTTCAAGCGGTATCCGCATAAGCGCATTTGCTCCCGTCATCTTGTGTTCCACAGTGCCATAGTGTATCTTGCCGGCTCGGCTCAGTATCTCATCGATTTCCTCGCCTGCGTGTTGCATAGGATAGTCATTTTCAGTGATATCCTGCGCCAATGTGAAATTTTCATCAGCCATTATCTCGCCCCCTTAAAGCTGTTCTTCTACCGACAAACCTACCGCCGAAATATCAGCACTCAGTCCGCCGTCAAAGGTAAATCCTAAATTCGTTATTGGTATATCATAGCTGTCTACGCCGTTGATGTAGGTCACCACGTCACCTATGTCGAAACGTGGATCACCAAGTCTGTGGTACAGCTCAGTGGTGTACCACGAAAATCCGCCTATCCTGCGCCACAGAGATTGTAGCAAAGACTCTGTCATGTACGGATTTTCAAACTCTAGCACACGTCCTTGTGTTGTATCTGTCACGCCAAGCGACAGCGTTACATCTTCACCGACTTTGCAGATAATGCCCACGATAACGTTTTGTCGTTCGCTAAGAGTAGGCAGGTCTATCGTATTGTTGTCCAATGTTTTCACACTCTTGCCATACCACTTTCGGACGTACTTTCCGTACCTGTCAACATACCCAAACTCGCCCTGAGCAGAAGCCAGATAGGACAACATTTGGCGCATGGTCACGTCTTTCGGTACTGAGCTGACCTTGAAGTAAAAGTATTTTGAGTACAGCACCTTGCCGTTCTTATCTATCAACCTTCTGCCGTTCTTGTCACGCAGTAGTCGCACCTCTGTGTAATCATTTCCATTCTGCAAACCAAGCTGTCTGCATATGTCGTCTTCAACGGCTTTATTCCAGTTCGGCATAGGTATGTGAGGTACATATGACTTATCCGAAAAGTACAGCCTGTCCGCCATTGTCAGCTGGACACTGCCGCCCGATTTCTTTGATTTTACGCAGGTGAAACGCCCCATTGGTATTTTTTCGTCATTTGTATCAGATGAAGTTGCGTCCTTTGTATACAAACTGAAAACATACTCATTCCCAAGATACTTAGTTCCGTCGTCAACCAGTTCCGCCGTCACACTTTGAGAACAGACAGCTCCAAGCTCTATATCATCACTCAGAGAGGTTGCTTGAATGTCCGTCTGAACGTTCTGAATGCCGTCATATGCCACAGGTGCTTCACTCTGAGCGTCCTCTATCCACATACCCCACAAGGCTTTGTAATTCTCTATCCTGCTTGTTATCTCATTGCTTGCTATGGTGTACATATGCCCTCCTAACGTTCTGCAAATGTGACAGTACAGCTCTTGTAATACTCACCACCGTCAAGTCTGACAAGCCCCTGCGGTACATAGTCGCTTGCGTTGGCGGATATAGAATAATACTTGCCATTGTGCCAAAACTCCAGTTCTGCAAAGTCGGGTCCGTCCTCGATAAGGGATTGTATCTCGGCTGAATCTGCGACAGGAAGCATTGTCCACTTGCAGGGCAATTTGTATTTGCAGAACTTTCTCGCACCCACAAACAGGCCTGTTGTGTTCACTCGTCCTGAACCTGCCGTCCATTCGTAACAGTTTACAGGGCTCCAGCTATCAGGGTCAGGATCTGTCACCCACACGCCGTTTATCTTTAGCAATGTTCCTGTCAAAATGCACTCACTCCCGTCTTACGTTTATACTGATTGTTGCTGTCCTGCATACACTTGAAAAGCACCTTGCTGTCAACTGTTCCGAAGAACACAGGGTCATAAGCTTTCAGCCAATCAAGTATAGCGTTCAGCACCCTTAACACCTCGTCAAGCTTGCCGTTATCAAGCATACCTTGCAGTTTGCTCAGAGGTGAGATCACCTCCGGGTCTGCCTTTGCGTTCCTGTTATCGCCCACCATTGCAAGGGTCGGTGCTGTCGCAAGTCCGCCTGTGGCAAGCTTTGGTATCTCAGGTATGCTTATTGTATCAAGATCAAAACCGAAGGTTTCTCCGCCTATGCCAGGCACCCAATCAGGCACATCAAAACTCAGGCTGTTAATGCCGTCGATTATCCAGTTGACCGCACTTTCAATAGCACTGGTCATTTTGTTTACTGCACCGATAATTAGGTTTATAGGTGCTTTCACAACGCTGTAAAGCGTATCCCACACGCCTTTGAAGATCTTCTTTACACCCTGCCAAGCCTTCTTCCAGCTACCTGTGAAAATGCCTTTTACGAACATTATAATGCCGTTGAGAATGGTCTTTACGCCTCCGAAAGCGTCTGAAAAGGTCTTTTTGAACCACTTGCCTATGCCCTTGAAAACGCCCTTGACAGCGTTAAGAAGCTTTGTGAAGATCTCCTTTATCTTTGCAATACCCTCAGATACGGCATTGTACAGACCTTGTATAATATATCCGCCCATTTCAGCCATGACCTTACTAGGACTGTGAATACCAAAACAGTTCTTGAAGCCATCAATAAATGGTGTAAGAACATGGTCATAAAGCCAAGTGCCTATGCCCTTGAAAGCGTCAACGATACCTGTGAAAAGCCCCTCAACGATATTACCGCCACAGTCCTGTATCTTCTCCGTAAAGTAGTCACGGATACTGAAAACAGCGTCCTTGATAAAGCCCCACAGCACCGATACCGCACCGCCAATGGCTGAGCCTATCGCCTTGAAAAGCTTTGTGACAATGCCGCTCCAATCTATTGTAGAAATGAACGTCCACAGCTTTTCGCCTATGCCCCGCCAATTTACAGTTTGCAGGAAGTTTATTGCCGTATCAAGCAGACCTTTCACGCCCTCAGAGATAGTCGTTCCTGCCTTGCCCCAATCAATCTCATCAAACCAGCCGTTCACAGAAGTGCCTATGGACGAGCCAAAGCCCGACCAATCAAAGGTGGTAACGAACGAATAAAGATAGTCGATGATAGCTTGCCATTTTGAAGCAAGGGTCTTGCCGATAAGCGACCAATCTGTTTTCTTGATACCGCCGTTCAAGAACTTTGCCGTACCCTTGCCAAAGCCTGCCCAATCGAATTTCTTCATAAAGCGGTATCCTGCGCCAAAAATTATGTTTATACCGCCGCCGAAGCTGTCACCAAGTCCTGTCCAATCAACGCCGTTAATAAAGCTGTTCAGACCGTCTGTAAGCTTATCCACAAAGCTATTCAGCTTTTTCTGAATACCGTCCCAGTTGATGTATGCGAAAGCTCCGTTGACCTTTTCAGCCACAAGAGAGCCAACTCCTGCCCAGTCCCCTGACTTTATAGCGTCTTTCATACGCTCCGCCCAATCTGGAAGCTGAACATTGTCGCCGTTTATGGCTGAGTAATCAATGCCGCCCTCTGAACTGTCTGTATCGGACTTGCTCTGATCCGGTGCAACTCTTACAACGTCAAAGTCTGCAAGGTAAGTGTCCTGAGTTTTCTTTATCTTCTCCGCTGACTTCTGAGCCTGCTTTGTCGCCTGCAAGGACTTCTGATAGGTGGTGCCGAAAAGCTCAGAGATAAACGCCGCCACAGTTTTTGTCGCCGCCGCTACGCCAGTCATAAGCGTATTGAGATACGGCATAACTGTGTTCATTATCGGTGTGAAAGCTATGGTGAGGTTTGCTCTTATTTCGTTTAAGGACTTGGCAAATTCTTCGTTGCCTGAAACAGCGTTTGCAACAGCGGAACGTATTCCTTTCAGCAAAACAAGCACGCCTGCCATTAAGAACACTCTTTTTGCCGCAGATTTGAGCGAATGTGTAAACTTGCTCAGCGGTTTTGAAGTGCTGTCGATAGTTGTTTTAAGCCTGCTGAATTTGGATTTAACTGCGTCAACAGCCTTCGAGCCTGCCGAACGCATTGTCCTAAAAGCTCCTCCAAGAGTTGACTTCACCGCCTTGCCTGCAAAGCTTACGGCTGAGCCGATACCGCTTTTTATCCTGCCTGCAACAGTCTTTATTTTCTGCACGGCACTTTCAGCAAAGCCTGCGATAATATCGTCCATTTTTGTTGTCTGCTCTGAAACGCTTTCAGCCGACTTCTTTGCCGTTTCCACTGCTGTCTGACTTATCTTCGCAGAACTTGATTTAGTCTTGTCCTGCATTTTCTGAACTATCTTATCCGTTAGTTCGTTGACCTCAGCTTCGACCTTTGTAGTGTCATACTCAGGGTCATAGTTCACCTGAACAGTTTTAGGCTTGATATTATCTGTCTGCCCTGCCGCTTCCTGCGCTTTTTTGCCCAGATTATCATACTCAGCCATTGCCTTTTCAACAGCCTCCTGCATACTCTTCTGAGCGATCTCCGACGCACTGCCAAAGCCCTCGTCTATGGCTTTAGCGGTCTTATCCATAGCGTTCTCAACAGCTTTCTCTGCCTGCTCTACTGGCTTTGAAAAGCCGTTCTGTATGCTTGCAGATATCTTGTCAAGCTGCTCCTGCACCTTGTTTTTTATCACAAGGTCAAGAGATATAACACCAACGCTTGCTCCGTCTGCCATTACTTATCACCTGCCTTTCCGAACATTCCCTTGAACAGCCTTTCAAAGTATCTCGCAGTTTCAATCTTGTCCTGCTCCGTGAACGTTTCCTTTGCTTTCTGGTTTCTGAACGCCGTCCACTCTGAGCGTATCTGCTTTTCATACCTGTCGAAATTCTTTATGATGTCCTTGTTGTCCTCGCTCCTGATACGAACGACCTGACCCAGCGGCGTATCGTGCATAAGCCCTGCAACGAGCCTGTACCAATCGCTGTAATGCAGATTTTCCTGCTCTGAGGGCAGGATATTGTACTGCTTTGCAATGGATTGTATGATAAGCTCTCGGTCATAGTCAAGATCGTACCAGCTTTCTTCAAACTTACTCTGCGTTTTCCTGTGGAAATCGAGCCTCTGTCTTTTCTGCGTCCTCGCCTGTTACCGCTGAGATAACAAGAGTGAAAAGCTGCTGATATGCTACCCAAGGCATATTCATTGCCTCTATCTCCTTGTAGTCCTTTGGTGCGAACGCAAGCTTGAAAACCTCGTCTATCATATCAAGATCTTTCTTTTCGGCGTTCTTGTCGCAGATGTCAAGTATCTTCTTGACAGTTTTCTGCCTGTCGTCCACAGGGTAGACCTTGTCGCCTACTCTTATCTCAGGTGTACCTGTAAGAAGCTTGCTGTCGAGTGTATACATCTTTGCCATAGCTATTATCCTTTCTGATATATAAAAGTAGGAGAGCGCTTTGAACGCTCCCCTGTTTTGTCTGTGTTCTTACGCTGTCGCCTCTGTAAACTCAGGCTTGCCGTCGGAAGCAAAGTCGAACGCAAGCGGTGCGACTGCTGTCGAATCTCCGCCGCCCCATTCTGTTACGCTGACAACGCCCTTGATAACAAGCTTTGCTCCGCTTGGAAAGTTCCACACAAGGATTGTGGTCGCCGCAGCACCTGTTTTGAGTGCAAGGCTCTCGATGTAGTCATTGCCTGCGTCACCGACGTTTCTCTTGCCTGAGATACTGATAGTGATAGACTTACCAGTGAGCAGACGTCTTGTCCAGCCCTGCTGATCAAAAGGCTTCCACTCCTCGATATTGCCGTCAATGGATACTGAAAAGCTCTCCATATCGGCAATAGTCACAAGATTGCTCTCTGTCGAGCCGTCGCCGCCTGTCTTGTCTATCTTGAACTGGTTTTCATAAACGGGATAAACTCCTGTTGTGTTTGCCATACTCATTCATTCCTTTCGTAATATACTGTTGCCTCGATAACATATTCACACACGCCTCGCTCGTCTCTGCCAACAGAAACAGGCTCTTTGCATTCGAGATACTTTACCATAAAGTCGTCAGCCTTATGCTGACGTATATCGGATAGGATATCAAGAACGCTCTGAGCCTTTATCTCTGCCTGCGTGGGAGTATCAGTCCAATGAATAAGCACCGAGATATGTTTTTCAAGTGTTTTTGTGCAGGCTTTTCCGCCTATGCAGATACGCTGCGGCTTTGAGGTCTTTGCGTTGTACACGCCTATACACTTATCAAGGTTGCCGTCAATAGTGCCTGCATACACGTCCTGCAAGTCAAGGATATCGCTCAGCATATCCGCTATGTTAAGTAAAGTCATACGCCTGTCCTCTTTTTGAACTCTGCCACAAACTCGTTCTTGGCAAGGTCCTTTTTACTGCCTGTGATATATGGTTCAAGCCAAGCCGCACCTGCGTTAGGGTTATTGTCTTTCTGAAAATGATACTCAGGGTGATAGTACAAACGTCTTGCCTGCGGAGAGCCTGTCACAAGACTTGCACCGCTTTCGTCAGCGTGGACAAAGGTCTGATTATTCTGCATATCGCCTGTATCGAACGGCATTGTCTGAGCACTCACAAGGTCTGCCCTCACCTGCTCCATAGCCACCTCAGCAGACTTCACAGCAGCGTCTTCGATAGCCTTTATCGCCTGCATATCAAGCTTTATTTCAATGCCCATTATATCAGCTCCAATCTTGTGTAATTCACCCTGCCGTCAGGGTCTTTGGCTTTCTCAGAACCATATATCTTGTACGTCCTGCCGCCTATGACCGCATAGCCCTCTATAACAGCGTTATCAGGGGCGATATCTCCGCAGAAAAGAGCCTCGCCTGACAAGGTTATAAGCTGTTTCTCTGCGGATAATTTCTGCCTTGACTTCTCAGAGTGAAAGCATTTGCCCTCAAATATGACCGTCTGCTTCTTTGAGCCGTCACGATTAAGTCCGTCCGTTCGATAAACCTTACAGGGCGTTTTGCATACCCTTTCAGGTACAAGCTGAGGAAACTTCATCACATCAGCCCCCTGTAACATAGTCCTGTCTGCATAAGCACATTGTAGACCTGACGTGTTGTGATAACGCCGTCAAGAGATACCACCTTTGACTTATCGAATGACATTGAAACTCCGCTTATGCTGTAAGCGCTCAGAGGACTTTCTAACAGCTCCGAATTGTCATAGATGAATTTCATCTGCAAGGCTGTGGAACGCTTTATACGCTCTCTCTGAAAGTCTGTGAAGCTGTTAATGCCCTCTGCTGTTATGCGGTTGAAAGTCAGCGTGTCGATATCGCTTTCAGCTCTTTGCCGAATAGCCGAGAACTGTTCTTCGGAGATATCACACTCAGGACAGATATTGCAAAACTCAGTAGAGGTGAGGTACATATCCCTCACCCCTTACTCGCTGTACTCTGCTGTGTCAACGTCAGCGTAAATACTGTCTATCTTTCCGCCCTTGCCGTTCGGGAAAGTGAAAACATCTGAGAACGCTCTGTTCTGATAGAGCCAGCCGTCACCCTCTGTGTGTCCGCCCGGAGCAAAGCTGTAAATGCTGTTGATCTTAGGCACTATCTTTGTGGTCTCAGGTGTTGCGATAAGCACGTTTATCTTGTGTGAGCCTGCGACCTTTTCATAATATGTATCAAGTGCAGACTTGCTCGGTGTGCCTGATACCTTAGTGTAAGAACCGCTTGATTCGGTGTAATACTCCTTGCCGCTCACGATATCAGTATCAGCGGTCTTTACATAGCTTGCAGCGCAAGGCTCAAAGCCGCCGTCCTCAGGGTCAAAATTGAAGCGGTCATAGAAACGCTCATCATCAATGACCTCCATGATAGGCACTCCGTCAATGTCGGTCACTCTTGTTCTAAGACCAAGTCCTCCCTCTGCGATCTGCGTCATTTCGATTTTTCTCGTGAACTTGTCAGACTGCTCCAGCAGGTCCATAATTGTGGAAGTCACATACATAATGAGCGAGCCGTTAGACTTGTATCTTCTCAGTTTGCCTGCTGAAAGAAAGCCTTTGAGCTTATCGAACACGTTACCCTTTGTGTATGATGAAGCGGCTGTTGATGAGTGATAGCCCTCAAGCTCTGCCGCTCTCTGAGCTGTCTTTGAGAAGAACAGAGCGTCCGTTTCTGGAGCAGACTGTGTTTTCTCAAATACCTCTGAGATATTTTTGATAGACGCTGATGAGTTCGTTTCGTCAACGTCAGCCTTATCCACAAGAAACTCAACATCACGGTCGTGTGTGAGTGTGAAAGGCACGTCCGTCTGAACATACTTACCTGTGTTCCAGCCGCCGTTTCTGTTGTGGCTCTTGTAGCCTGATGTTGACATCTGTGTGAAGTGGAAAGTCTTTGCGTCAAGCCACCTAACGTTCTGTGTGATGAACGGACTTGACAGTGTTTCCTGGATCCTTATCTCCAAGAGTTCGGGGTTCCATACTTCTGCGTAATTAAGATTTGGCATGATTCATTCCTCCTGTTTTTACTTGAATTTGTTCCAGCGTTTCTGCGCTGTTGTTTTGCTCTGTGGTTTCTTTTCATCAGTATCCGAAGATCCTGCACCGACCTTGAAACCGCCCTGCTTTTTGCCGTCGGACTTTTTGCCGCCCTCGCCTTTCATATCCGGATACTTCTTCACCACCGCAGAAAGGGCGGCGTTGATATCCTGCTGACTGCCGTTTCTCACATAGCTTTCAGCCACCGCAACGGCGTCCTCGATACAGTCGGGCTTGATACCAAGCTGCATAGCGGCTATCTGAGTTTTGAGCCTGAGTATCTCCTGGTCCTTTTCATCAGGTGCGTTCTCTGCACTGTCCTGCTTGTCGGACTTATCCTCGCTTGGCTGTTCCTGCTTATCTTCCGCAGGCTTGTCGGCACCCTCACCGTTCTCGTCAGCCTGACTATCGTCCACCGCAGGCTGTTCCTTGTCGGCAGAGTTCTCATCTGCCTTGTCCGCAGGCTTTTCCTCAGCCTTTGACTCGTCCTTTTTCTCCTCGTGAGTATCGGGAGTTTTCTTCTCCTCCTCATCAGGGAGTTTCTTTTTCTCGTCCATTTTCTGACCTCGCTTTCTTAAATTTGTGTATGAAAAAAGCACCCGTTAAGGTGCTTAGTTCCGATGTTTGGGTATAAAAATACCGCCTCGCCGTAGCGGAGCGGTTAGATTTATAACTGACCGATATAATCCAAAATACTTTCGCACATCAAGCCTTCTTCATTTGGATTATAATTTTCATCCAAACAGTTCAAAGTCAGGTAATCACCAACTTTATCTTCTATGACATCAAGTTCATCATTTGGGTCAATACCAATAGAAACAAGAAACTCTTTTTGTTTTTCTGACATTATAATCACTTCCTTTTGTACTTGTTGATTTTGTTCTTGCCTGTTTTCCATATAGTTGCGATAATTCCAGTTTGGGGATTTACATTAACAGTTGCTTTCTCACCAATAAATCGTTGGCTTGGTCTGCCCAAACTATCAATTTTAATTTCATCAATATACAGCGGGTTTATAAGTGCATCTTTTATATCATTTACAGAAACCTTTCTTTCGGAAGCTCGCTCTTCCATATGTTTTGAAAATTTCGTTACACCAATTCCGTTAGATGTTGTTAATTCAATTTTATCATCTTTTTCCTTTTCTGTCAAGCCGCCATACACTTTCTCCCTAGAATAATCCCTCCGCAGAACTTCGCTGTTAGCGTTTATAAGGGCTTTCAATTCCTGCTGTGCCTGCCTTACTTTCTTGCGGTAGGCTTTTGCTGTGTCGGGGTCGAGAGTGCCTGCCGCAAAGCGTTTTAGCTTGCGGACTTTCCGCTCCATTGCACGCTGTTTTTGCTCAAGCTCTCGCTGCTCTTTTATCTTCTCCGCCGGTATCGGCTCAGGTATCTGCGTTCTGCCGTGTATATACTGCGTCATTGTGTGACGGCAGTTGGGGTGGAAAAGCCCGTTCTTTACGGCGTATGACAGCAGCCAAAACCACTCACCGCAGTAATTTGACTTGCCTTGAAACTCGTCCTTTTCCCCCTCCCATACCGTGAATACATCATCAATGTATACTTGACCTTGCCAAGGCTCACAGGTCTTTGAACAGCCGCCATACTGCGACACAAGTACAGTATCATAGCCAAGCTCTGCAAAGCGTTTCGCCTCTCCTTGTAACTTTGCTCTTGTGGAAGTTGTCCGCAGAGCCATTCGCACATAGTCGGCAATGTTCACTCGCTTGCCGTCAGCGTATACGATACAGTTTATGCCCTTGTCGAGAAAATCCCTTGTGGCAAGGTCGATAGCCTCGTTAAGCGTCATAGAGCCTGTTCCCATTGCAAGCTGTACCCTATTCAAAGTCTGCCTGTAAATATCGTCTGTCATTCGCAGAGCGGCTGTTTCAGCGGTCTTTTCAAGGGTGGTGACGTCTTCCATAAGCTTTGCCATTTTTTTTCGTTCACGCCAAAGAAATGCTTGTCGGGGATAGGTGTTATAGGCTCGTCAGAAAGCTCCTGGACGCTCCTTTGTGCCTGCTGTTGACCCTCTTGAAACTGCTCCGTCATAAGCTGTCTTGTCTGATCGTCGATAACGTCAACGTACTCGTTCATAATGTCGAGGTTTTCACGGCGGAAGTTCTCCATATTTTTCAGTTTCTCAGCCTGCCAAGCAGACCATTCAAAGCCGTAACGCTGTTCCTCCGCCTTGTGCCTTTTAAGATTGCGTTTCAGCGAAGATATGAGCCTTAGCTCTATCTCCTCAAATATTTTGGCTATGTCCTTAAAATTAAGCGTACTCATCACCTACCGCAGTAGGCTCACCCTCTGTAAGCCCCTTTTCCTGCATTATCCGCTTGACCTCTGCAGCTTTCCAATCGTCCTCTTTAGAACTGCCCCACAGCTCCTCCACCTGCGTTTCAACTGACATAATACCATACGTGCTTGCCTTGCCCACAGTCTCAACTCTGCTGTCAAAGTCAGGCGCACCGTACTCGCCAAAGTCAACTGTCACCTCATAAGTCTCAGGGGCTTTGCCCTGCATATTGTCATAGGTCATAAGCACCGCAGAAACAAGCTGTGGCAGAGCCTTTTCAAGAGCCGTTGTGATAGTGTTTCGGGTGTTGCCTGTGACGTCTTTCTTCTCTCGCTGAGCGTCTGCGCTTGACATCTTGCCCACATCTATGCCCAGCGTGGCAGGAGATACAAGCCCTTGCAGACACATAAGCAGGCAATTTGTATAGCTTGCCACAAACGCTTCATACTTGATATCAGGCTGAACTACTTCTATCTTAGGCGCTGCACCCTCTGCCGAAAGCGGTGGGTCAATGCTTATGTAACTGTTGCCGAACTGGTTAGGCGCTTTAAGCTTACCGCTTGCAGGATCTCTAGGTATCATGCTTTCGGGGATATACTGCTTTACCCTGCCTGCTCTGATAGCGTCCCACCATTGTGAGATCACCTCGTCCAAAGCGTCAAAGCAATCAGACTTACCACCGTCAAAAATGCTCTTGCCTCTGTTTGGATACTTTCGTGATGAAAAGAATTTCAGCGACACAGCCATTATATACTCGCCCTCAAACTCAGTTCGGGGCGGTATCTGTGCAAGGCAAGGCACGTTGTCCAAACCGACCTCGTGACCGTTATCGTCATACAGACGGCTTTCTATGTACCCCTTGCCGTAATGCTCTTCAAGGTGAAATTTCTTCGAGCCTGCATAATGCACAGAATGAAAAACGACCTCGTTCAGCAGACCTCGTACAAAGTTATACTCCACTTTGTCAGCACCGATAAACTCGACTATTGGCGTATCAGAAAGCTCAGTATCGACAGATATCTTGAAAGCTCCGTCGCCGTCAACAAGGGCGGTAACTATCGCCTTGCCTGTCAGCTCTGTGAAGTCTATATGCTCGGAAATATTATCAAAGTCAGCCTTTGCTTTGTCCCCTGTGACCTTGATATCGTCCATATCAGAATAGACAATGTATGAAAGTGTATCGGCGATTATTGCAGGCAGGCCGCTATGTATCTTGCGTATCTTTTCATTCTCAGGGACGCTGCTCCAGAATGAATTTGTGCCTAAGTTAAGCTGACGAAAGAACTGTGAAAGCTCTGCGGCGTCACCACGATACCAAAGCTGCGACCTTATCACATCTGTCATAAAACCTGTTTTCTCTGTAATAGTTATGCTGTATTCGGGTGCAGGCTGGATATCAAGCCAGTTTCTTATCATATTTTTCACCTTGCTTCCTATGCTGAATTTAGTCAATCTTCACACTTCCTATCTTGTCACGATACGGCAGCCAGGCATACTGACAGGAATTGATAAGGTGGTCGTTGCCGTCCTCCGGCTCAGAATTATCCTCTTTCCAACTGTATATGTTAAGCTCGCCTACGTACTCCTTGCAATGCTCAAGGATATAAAAATCACCTGCCGCCAGCCAAGCTGACTGCAAGTGTATTCGGTCGATTATTTTCGTTTTCTTGAATGCCGGGATAAAATTATATATGCTGCCTGTGAGCCGCCCGAACTTCTGACATTCAAGTATGGTCGCCTGATCTGCGCTGTCGATATACACATCTCGTGCAAAGCCCCACGTCCTGCGGTTTTTCTCCAAGAATACTGTAAATATCTTTGGTATGTCAGAGGGTGTGAGAGGCACTTGTCTGTCACGATTGTTATACACTTCCTCGTCAAGAGTAACGCATTTTCTGTCAGCCGTTATGCCCACAAAGGTGAATGCTATGGTATCAGGTGAGGATTGCGAGTAAGCGGTGTCAAGTCCGGCTGAGAAGTACACATAATTGAAAGCTTTCGCCTGCTCTGCTGTCAAGATATTTCGCTTTTGCAGGTCAAACACAAGCCCTGTTGCACGTCCTCTCAGACCGAGTATCTTGTTCTTATACAGCTTTGTGCCTTTCGGAGCGGCAGCCATTTTCCGTTTGATATCCTCATCAGTAAGTGAAAGATTATCACGAAAAGTAAAGAACCAGTACCGCCAATTGGGTACAGGTTCTTCTGTAAGCTCTTTCATTATCTCCGCAGGCACGTCACAGGCGTACTTACTATACGGACGTGAGCGGTTTACAAATTCTTTGTACACAGGTAGTGAGGGGTCGTCAGGGTTGAGGGTCGCCATAAGGTAATCGTTACGGGTTGACATCTCACGGACAAACTCGATATCGGCGGTATTTATCTCGTCGATATACACACAGCCGAACTGAGCGCCCAGCACCATTTCCCACTTATCCTTGTTGTCATATCCCAGAACATAGATTATCTTGCCCTCAAACTTGATATGCGGCAGTTTGTAGTCCTTATCACCGTTGCCGAAGTACCGAGCATTGGTGTGCAGGTCAAGAATGCCGTTATCCTGCTGAATGATAGTTTCCTCAGCCTTTCCCGTAGTCTTAGCGGCAATGACGTGAAGCTTTTTCCTGCTTGCCGACACCATACGCATGAACTTTATGCCTGCGCCCACAGTTGTTTTGCCGCTTGCGGTAGTCCCCTCAAGGAAGTCCGCAGACACGCCCCGAACGCTGTTGATGAAGTCCATATACTTCTGCGACAGAGGAAACTTACTCGCAATGAGTTCACTCATTTAGCCCCTCACCGCCTATCTGAGCGAAAACGTCTGAAAGCTTTTCAGAGGTCTTGACCTCCGCCTGTATCTTAGCCACATACTCTCCTGTCATTTTATTGAGGGTATCGACGGCTCTGATACGGTCAGCAGGGTCATTCTTGCCGTCCTTAGCGATATCAGACAAGAGTGCCTGCCTCTCCTTTGCGGTCATTATACGCTCGTCCTGAGCTTTCTCGGACAATTCACGGATATACTCCGCAACACTAGGATTATCTAGGATTTTGCAGGCGTCAGCTTTCGCATACTTCTCACTGTATCCTGCCTTTATAGCACTCTGAACGGTGTTGCCACTCTGAGCATAGTATTCTGCAAATTTCTTTTGCCGTGCTGTCATGAGGGCACCGTCCTTTCTTTAGGGGATAATAAAAGAGAGCACAAATCTGTACTCTCTTATTGAAAACATTCTCTTTAGTTACTCAATTTCTTGAATGTATAATTCTAGCATACATGGAATACAAGGTTGAAATACTCTTTTGGTTACCCTATAAGTTTTTCCGTTCATCATTGAGATATGGGTTGCAGAATTATACATATTAATTTTGCAATCATCCTCTCCGAATATTAAATCTTCAAAAAATCCATAATCCAAAGATGTACAGTCTTCATCTCCGGCACGGTATGAATAATCTTTAAGTTTAAGTTCATTGCCATTAACATCATAAGGATGCATGAATATTCGAATTGACTTATTTTCCATTTTATCACCCCCGTTGCGTACATAATACCACAAAAAATTAATCAAATCAAGTTTTTAATTCTAAGTTCTCTACATTGCATAAAACACAATTGTATTTTTTATGCATTATATCAAAAATTCGACATTTATGAACCTTTTGCGACACAACGCAAAAGCGACCGCAAAATGCAGCCGCCCTTGTGAAAATATTATAAGGAGTTTTGTAAATGTTGGAGCAGATGTTGAGCTGGCTCGCTCTCGACCTGCATAAGCCCCTTACGGGGCTTAGAAAATTGGAGGTGACTTCAATGAAAGTACAAGTCTGAGGTACATCTACACTTTCCTCAGTTTAAATTATAGCACACCTAAAACGAACAAAACGAACACACTTGATTATTTTTTCAAATATCTTTTGACTGCCATTCTACAGCCGTCCGCCGTACCTCCGACCTTGTGTCCTATCTGTATCCAAGTAAAGCCTTTTACAAACCTGAGTACAAATATCTTTCTCATTTGTCTATCCTCTATCCCCTTGATAAACTCCTCCACAGACCTCTGCTCACGCTCTAGCCGTGCCTGCTCGCACAGCAATGAAAGTGTATCACCGCTTGGTAGAAAGCCGTCTATGCGTGTGCTGTGTGGTGTGTAGGACGGCGGTGTGCATACGCTGATAGTGTCGGCAACGTACTTGCCTGAAAGCTCCGCCTTGATGTCCTCAATGGCTGAGGCGTTCCTGCGGTAGGCTTTCAGGCGTGACATGGTCATTGGGTCAGCCATTAGCAACACCGTCCATTCTTGTGCCACAATTAGGGCAGTAATTTATCTCACCGTGTGGATACTGAGCTATAAAGTGAATGATTTCACAATTATTGCATCTAAGCTGATTAGGTGTGTTTGTATTCTCCCATGTTCCACGCTTGACCTCCTGCACGTCTGCGGTAGGTTCATCATCAATCAGTTTGCACAGGTTATAATAAAGTTCTTCTATGGTCATATCCCAATCAAATATGCTGTCTGTTTCCGAATCAATAGAACACTTTAACTTTTCTGCGTCAATATATCTTGACATTGTTATACCTCCTCAGTTTGTCTATACTCCTTAATTCCCAGCACAACATACCCATTCTTTATTCCCCAGCCGTTGAGGATATATGTTATCTTGTATGTATGTCCTGATATCTCATGTTTTGCGTGTTCTCTTACTGTGCCGTCTGAGCTACAATAAGACGTTCCGTCAGTCGGTATAAATCTTATCAGATCTCCCGTCTGAAAACCTCTGTCATTCTTTCTGACCTCGAAAGTTTTCTCACCGCTCAGAACAGCGTCACAAAATTCTATGCTAAGTTTCAGATTATGTGTTTTCATTCTTTTGCCTCCTCGCACCTCAACTCTTCCAGCCTGCAATACACCAACGTATTGCCGCAAGTCTTGTCAGCGATCTCTGCCTGATAGAAGAACTGACCCGTCTTGCTGCTCTTGCGGATAATGCACCCTGTCAGTTCGTAGCAATCGGAGCCGTTGTAGCTCACCCTGCGTCCAAGACTTTTCTTTACTTCGTGTATCGTCATAGCTCCTCTATCCTCACATAAATGCCGGGTATGTCCGCCCAGAACTTTTCGCATATCTCACTCGCCACAAGCTGGTCGTCTGTCCAGAAGTCAAGCTTTGTCATGCAGTCCTTGAACATCTTCTGCAGGTTGTCTGTGTCAGGCTTGCTGATCTTGTACTCTCCGTCCTTGTGTTTGCCGTCATTTGGAAATAACCACTTTGTTATCAGCCGTACGCCCTCACGGTATGGAGTGTTAAGGCTATACTTAGAAAGATTTGCTATTAGCTTTTCTTTTGCCGCCTTGACATCGGGTGGGTCATAAAATATTGGCTTGCCGTTTCTTACTGCCACCTTGTGTTCCTGCGCCGAAGCTGTCGGCGGTATCATTGCCATAAAAAATTCAGTCATCATCTTCCTCCTCGCATTTGAAATCTACTCCGTGCCACTTGTGTGACTTGTCATCATACACCAATGCTCCCGACTGTTTGACCATATCCCAAATGTATTTGAGTACTTGTGGCTGTTTCACGAGCCACCAAAGCGTGCGTGATTTTCGATAGTCGAAATCTTCATTAGGCAGCTTATGAAAAAGCGGTGGCATTTTCTTAGCTGCATTAACAACGTCTTGCCTTGCCTTACTTCTTGTTGCTTTCATCTGCGTGTGCTCCTCTCGTGCGTCATTATTCTGATTACTTTTTCGTCGGGGCAGTTTCAGCCCCCGACAAAAAGTATTGTTTATAATAATAGATTTGTCTGTCCGTCTGACAAACTCGGTAATTTTCGATATTGTCCGACAAGAAAAATAATTCGATTTTGTCCTGACACTTTCTCGATTTTTTCTTGTCTGTCTAAAGTTCAAAAATTCGATTTTGTCTTGTCTGTCTACTGAGCTTTTAAGCCGCATTCTCCCTCTTCTATCCAAAAGCCACCATGCTCTTTGAGGTATCTTCCAACGGTCTTTTCACTCTTTCCTATGTACTCCGCCAACTCAGAAATGCGGCACTTGCCGTTCTCCTGCACACCGCTGAAAGCCGTTTCAATGCTCTCCTTGCGTTCCTTGCTGCGGTCCTCATTGGTCTTTTTCTTGCTGAAATTTTTCTTCCAATTCGGTGCGCTGTCCTCTACCTCGCAGTCTTTAAGCACACCCACAGTATCCTCTCTGTGAACAGGATAATCAAACCACATATTGAGAGGTGCAAACTTCGGGAACTCTCTCAGCGTACCCTCTATGCGCCACGCTGTGCGGTTTCTTACCGCAAGCTTAGCCTTGTCTATGTCGGTCATCATAAGCTTGTATGAGTTCGGGTGCAGATACTTGTGTGTTATCTCCAGCATTTTTGCAGGCGTAACAAGATCGTCCTGCGAGCAAAGATCATCAGTATTTCTGTAAAATCTCCTCATCCAGTTCTCGCAGATACGGCAAACAGTTTCGTCCTCCTGCTGCTTGTAAAGGCTGTCTGAGATGTCAAGCTCTGAGAGGTCAAGAAGTGCATCAGGGTCACGGGCGAATACTCCTGAGCCGCTTGCTCTGTCCATTGAACGCTTGCCGCCCTGCGCTCCCTTTGAGTGGTGGTGGCAGTATATGACCGCACAGCCAAGCTCTGTGCATACCTTGTCAAACTGGTTGCAGAAGTGAGCCATTTGGTCTGCTGAGTTCTCGTCACCTGTTATGACCTTGTAGATAGGGTCTATTATCACGGCAATGTAATTCTTCTTGCTTGCTCGGCGTATAAGCTTTGGTGCAAGCTTGTCCATTGGTACGCTGTGACCTCTCAGGTTCCATATGTCTATGCTGTTGAGGTTATCAGGCTCTAGGTGCATTGCGGTGTACACGTCCTTGAAGCGGTGCAGACAAGATGCTCTGTCAAGCTCCAGGTTGACGTATAGTATCTTTCCTTTGGTGCATTGCCAGCCAAACCACTTGACTCCCTCAGCTATCGCCACGCACATCTCGATAAGCGCATAAGACTTGCCTGCCTTTGACGGACCTGCAATGAGCATTTTGTGACCTTGTCTGAGAACGCCGTCAATAAGTGGTGGTGCAAGCTCAGGCAGGTTATCCCACTCAGCACTCAGGCTCTCAGGGTCAGGGAGATCATCATTGATACTTTCTATGTAATCTTTCCATTCTGAAAAGCTTTCTTTGCCTATGTTCTTGTCAATGATGAACTGTTTCTTGCCGTTTCTCATTACGCCTGGCATACGGCTAAGACGTGAGGGGTTGCGGTTTTGTTTATCTATGTCAAGACCGCTTTCCTTGCAGACCTTGTAAAGAAAATCAACACGCCTGCGGTATTCATCATAGTTGGGAGCGTCTATCTTGACGATAGCGTGAACGCTCTTCCCACCGCTGTATACAAGCACAGCGATAGGAAGTTCAAGCTCTCTCATCACAGCATTCTGCTGTTCTATAGGCATACTGTCGCTTTCAACAAGAGCATAGCGGTAGTCTGTTACATTCTCGTTCTTTACGCCCTTGCCGTCAAGAGGATTGAAGCGGATCCACGCTCCGGCTTCTTCCTTGTAGTCGCCAAACACCGCACCTATATCGCCGTTACATTCGCCAAGCCTTTTGATAAGCTCCCCTGCCGTCCTGTCACAGCACCCCTTTGTGGGCAGATACTTGGTCTTGCCGTCCTTTTCTGTTTCCCACGTTTGCGTAACATAGCCCACGTTCTCTCCTGCCTCAAAGAGTGTTTCAAGATATGTGACTATCTCCTTGACAGGATCCCATTGGGCAGGCTCGGTTATCGGTATGCCCTCACCGCCGTTTACAAGGGGACTGCTTTCTTCTGCAACTATCTCGCCGTCCCAATCGTATGCCTGAAACTCATGGGGGCTGTATCCTCTTTCCTTTGCCATTTGCACGATAGTTCCTGCGGTCACGGGCTGAGCATTGCCGTTAAAGCCTTGCCACTTGTGTTCACACTCACCGCTGTGATAACGGCTGTCTGACCTCGACCAACTGTCCCAATCGTTCACGGAATAGCCCTCGTGTTTGAGAGCCATTCCCACATTGACCCATTCCTGATAATCACAGCTTGCAGGGTCTATGTATTCAAGCATTTTAAGCAAATTTGTGTTATCCATTCACTTCTCCTTAGTTCTCAGGTGTGTATGTTTTCGGATCGATATCTCTCGGCACTCTCCAACCATTGGCAGAAATACGGGCTATCATCCTGCTTGCACTGTCAAAGCTCCAAGAGCCAACGTGCTCAAAGCCCTTGCTTTCAAGCAGCCTTATCTGCTTAGGCGTGGTAAGTCCTGCATTGCGGCGCTTTTCAAGGCGGTCAAGGATAAGCTTTGCTTTGCCTGCGTTGTCTATATCGTCAGGAAAAATGCCCAGCTTTTCAAGCTTTGCTTTCTGCTTGTCGGTAGCAGGAGCACACTCCCAGCCAAAAGCAGGAACATAAGAGGACAAGTCCTCAGCCTGTATTGACATTTCATACTGCAAAGGGTCAACGAGCTTTCGCTTGCGTGTTTTCATTTCTTTGAACTGCTTTGCCAAAGACTCTTCACGCTGTGCCACAACGTCCTCGCTTGCCTGTTTTTCTGCCTCTTCGATATCTACTGCACAGCCTGCCTCATTGGCAAGGTTTTCGGTCATTTTCTCAGCGACCTCTTCATTCTGACAGATAAGATGTGCAGGCCTGCAAAGCTCGTGGCGTTCTGTATGCCACAGAAAGTCAAGCAGTAAAAGCTCTGTCTTTCCCTCACAAAGTCTTGTGCCTCTGCCTACCATTTGACAGTAAAGACCACGCACCTTTGTTGGTCTTAGCACGATAACGCAGTCAACTGACGGACAGTCCCAGCCCTCTGTGAGGAGCATTGAATTGCACAGCACGTTGTAGTCGCCTTTATCGAAAGCCTCTAATATCTCTGCTCTGTCGGTGCTTTCTCCGTTGACCTCAGCGGCGTTGAACCCTTTGCTGATAAGGATATCACGGAACTTCTGAGAGGTCTTGACAAGCGGCAGGAACACAACTGTCTTGCGTTCTTTGCAGTATTTGAGCATTTCGTCAGCTATCTGATAAAGATATGGGTCAAGTGCCGTGTCGATATCACTTGCCTTGAAATCTCCTGCCTGAGTTGATACTCCTGAAAGGTCAAGTTTCAGCGGTATGGTGATAGCCTTGATAGGTGAAAGATAGCCCTCTTTGATAGCCTGCGGCAGGGTGTATTCATATGCAAGGCTGTCGAACACCGAGCCTAAGTTCTTCATATCGCCCCTGTCGGGTGTAGCCGTTACCCCAAGCACCTGAGCCTTTGGAAAATGGTCAAGCACTCTCTGATAGCCGTCTGAGATAGCGTGATGAGCCTCGTCAATGATAATGGTATCGAAGTAATTTTCCGAAAAGCCTTTGAGCCTTTTCTCACGCATAAGGGTCTGAACTGAGCCTACTACCACACGATACCAAGAACCTAAACAACTTTGTTCTGCTTTCTCGGTGGCACAGCCAAGCCCTGTTGACTTCATAAGCTTGTCAGCCGCCTGGTCGAGCAGTTCGCCCCTGTGGGCAAGGATAAGCACACGCTTACCCTGCCGCACACATTCTTCCGTAACAGCCGAGAAAAGTATTGTCTTTCCCGTTCCTGTGGGCAGAACTGCAAGGACTTTGTTTATTCCCTCAGACCATTGTTCGAGTATAGCAAGCTTAGCCTCGTTTTGATATGGTCTTAAATTCATCATCAGAACGCACCGGCTTTCCAGCCCCCTGTCTGAGCAGGCTGACTATACTGCGGTGTCTGCGTCTGAGCAGGCTGAACGGTAGTCACATTCTCGTCATAGGCATAGAGCTTCTTTATCTTGTTGGACTGCCTGTCCTCACCGTCCTTGTTCTTGTAGTTGTCAACGTAGACGTGACACTTGCCCTTTTTGCCTGTGATAGCGTTCCAGTTCATTTTCAGCGGCTCACCGTGCTTTTTAAGTCCCAGTGCCAAGAAAAGTGCTGAGAGCTTCCACTCAAACTTGTTGCAAAGGAAGAAGTTCTCTGTTATCTCCACGCTGTCCTCTGCACCCCAAATGGTGAATGTGACCTTTGCCATATTGCAGGGCGGCACTTTTGCCGACCCCTCGTGTCTTGCACGTTCGTACTTTGCAACGGTGAAGTCATAGTCCCCCTCAGGGAGCAGAACAAAGTCCCCACCCTCGTTGACTATCTCATCTTCCCAGCCGTATTCCATAAAATTATCCATAGTGTTGTCCTCCTTTTAAAATGGTACTTTCTGATTTTCTCTAATAAGCGGCAGCATTTGCTCCCAAGCACCTATCAGACAGCCTTGCACGAAGTCGTCAGGATAGTTTGTAATAGGGGTATCATAAGGAAAATAGTTTCTCTGAGATACCACAAGACGTATATCCGATTCGCTTACGTTGTTGGCTCTCATAAGGTCTGCAAGTGCTTTCGGTATGCCCTCAGGGATAACGATAGGTGGTGCAACGTCCTCAAAGCCGCTGAGATCTGTAAGGGGTTCTTCTGCCTTTGGTGCAGCTGTCGGCTGAGCCTGCTGCAATGTCACTGCGTTTGATGTCTTATGAGGTGGCTGCGGTGCTGCTTTCGGCTGTGCAAGCTGCTCTTGCACACGTCTTGGCATCGGCACAGGCTTAGGCATTTCAGCAGGCTGTGTATACGCAAACAGGTGAGCTATGCCACTATACTCAAAAGGCATTTCAGACGGAAGTCCGTCACGATTTTTAGCGTCCCAGCAAGGGTGATGTGTGGTGTACATAACACGGTCACCGCCCTGAGCCTTGAACTTCTTGCCGTCCTTATCCACAGCTACTGCATATGTTTTGTAGTTTGCAAACAACACCATATCTGCCCATTCTTTCACAAGAGGCGATATCTGAGAAGAAGTTTTCTTGCCGAGTTTCAGTTCCCAGCGGTCATAAGCGCCCAGCTCGTCAGGCTGTTCAAACTTTCTCATCTGAGCGTGAGCCGTAAGCACAACGTTGATACCGCTGTCAACTACCTCCTGCAAGAGATTAAGGAACTTGCCTATCTCCTCTTTCTCGTAAACATAGCCGTTGCCGTAGCCGAAATCTTCAATGCCTTTTTTCTGATGAGCCGAGCAGATAGCTTCAATGCAAAGCTGTTCAGCCCAATCAAATGTATCAATGACAAGGGTCTTGCAGAGCCTGCCGTTCATAGCTTCCTTTACCTCGTTTTTGAGCATTTCCCAGCTTGTTGGCTTAGGAAAACGTCTGATGTTCAGCTTCTTTGTGCTGCCCTCAGTATCAATAAATACAGGGTCGGGGAACTGAGCCGCAAAGGTGGATTTACCTATGCCCTCAGGACCATATATCACAACTTTCTGTGCGGAGCTTACGATTCCTGATGTTATTTCATATGCCATTAAAATGCACCTGCTTTCCAAGTTTTCGTTTCTGTGTTTTCGTCCTTATCGTTGTCCATTGACCTGCCGTCCTCAATAATGATACTGCACTCGTCACCTGTGGAAACTCTTGTGGCTATCGCCTGCAAGCCCTGTGCTTCAAGCCACTTACCGAAGTCTTCAAGGGTGTCGGTATCCATTTGTTCAAGCTTGTCCAGCAGGACAAAACCGCAGTCAGGGTTGAGCTTTCTCACGATAGAGGTAGCGACGATAAGCTGTTCAGCACCGCTTATACTGTCCCACTTATGCCCGTTATACAGCAGTTCTCCGTCCTCAACGGAAAGTCCTTCAAGGGGCAGGTCGGCACTGCCCAGCAGGTCAGTTTTAGCCTGCCTTACGTCCTCTATCTGCTCAGTGAGATATGTATACTGTGAACGGTAGTCCTCAGCATCTATCTCAGCTTTCTCCCTGTCGAGGTTTGCTCTTATCTTCTTGTTCAGCTCCTCGATATCTGAGATATTCTTTTCAAGCTCCGCTGTGCTTTCGTCCACAAGGTCTTGTGCGTCAAGGCTTGCAAGCTTGAAGTTGTTCACTGCCGCTTCATAGCTTGCTTTTGCACGTTCATAGGCAGACTTAGCAATCTCCAACTGCTTTTCGTAGTATTCTTTCTGGTCACGTTTACGCTGATTTTCGCCGTTGCGAGCAAGTATATCCTGCTGCTGTCTGATAAGCTCCGAAGCTGAAACAGGCTCGGCAGGGACGTTTGCGTACACAGGCATTTCCTTTGCAAACTTAGACTTCTGGTCAGCTATCCTGCCGATAGCGGTACGCTGGTCATAGAGGGAATGTTCCTTATGCTCAAGCTGATAGAGCGTATCACCCACTCCTATTATTTTCAGCAGAGTTGAAGCTTTTTCCTTGCTTGACTGATTTATGAACTTAGGCAGGTCGAGGGCGAACTGCTCAACGAAGCTGTTCAAAAGCTGCTGACCGCCTTTTTTGCCTGTGCTGTCGGTGACTTTGAGGGAGCTGTTCTTGCCCGAACGCTCCACCACGATTCCATTGTCGAGAGTTATCTTCAAATGCGGTTCGACAACAGACCCCTCACGCTGAGGAGAGGACGGCTTATACTTGTCACCGCCAAGCGCCCAAGCGATAGCGTCAAGGACAGAGGTCTTGCCCTGCCTGTTCTTACCGCCGATAACAGTAAGTCCATTCTTTGCAGGCTCAAGCTGTACGGCTTTTATTTTCTTTACGTTCTCAAATTCAAGCGAGTTTATTTTTACTGACATTTTAGTTCTCTCCTCTCATATTTTCAAGCTTATCCCTTGTGCTGCATATTTTTCCGTACACTTCTCCGATATCAAAAGCTCTACGCTCACATGCCGGCATTCCTTCGTAGATATCGAGTATATCTGTACAGGCTTTGTCTGCGGTATCATATGCTTGACAAATCTGTTCTTTTGTGCTATCATCAATTTGTATGTTATCGGTATCTTTTGATACCACCTCCGAGCTTGTGCCTGTTGCCGCAGGTGCAGGCTCGTTTTCTTTTAGGTACTCTGCCAAATACACACCACACTTAAAATCTTTTTCGCTTAGCGGACAATTTTCGCAACTAACAGTAAATCCTGTACAGCACTCCACCGCCTTTTCAAACTCCTCTTTCGTTATCATCGTTATCCTCCTCCTCAAATTCATTTTCCCAGTGTCTGTATTCTATCATCAACGCTACGACGCCATACAGTGCCGACAGCACCACTATAGCCGCCGCTATGATACCCACTATGAACAACATTTTACCACTTTCCTTTCGTCTGTATCTCGATCTTGACTATGGGTCTGCCTGCTTCTCTCACTGCACGCTTAATGCTCTCCTCAGCTTCCTCGTAGGCATTTTCTTTTACGCTTACATACCACCTGTATGCTACATACATTGCAAGCACCACAACGAGCGCTACCGCTGCGGCACATCTGATTATCTCTAGTACGGCTATCATTTTCTCACGTCCTTTCTGATCTCTCTGCTATCCACTTGTCAAGCAGCGTTGAGTATATCTCATACACATACTCGTTAAGCTTAATGGCACAGCCGAAAGGATACACGCCCTGTCTGAGTCCTGCGTTCAGCCTGTTCACGTTGGTGTTGAAGCCTGCGGCTTTCAGCCGTTCCACCGCTTCTACCGATGATATCACTCTGAGCATTTAGTCCACCTCCTCGATTGCAACGATATTTCCGTCCATGTTCGTGTCATATGCCTTCATGATAGCTTCACGCTTGCTATCTGCATGAACTGTGAACACCTCTCTGACATTAAAGTCACTTATCGTCGTTACCTTGTACAGTTTCATTCTTGTACCTCCTTTTAAAAGCTTGATTAATCCTTTTCGCAGAGCAATTTTCCGTCAAGAGTCCAATACTGAATGACCTCTCTACAGGGGTCATTTTCTGTTCCTGCACCTTTCAAGGCTCTTGTTACGATCACCTGTTCAATCCTGGCACTGTCACACCCTCTTGGAGTAGCAGTAATTTTCTTTTCCACGTTTCTCTCACCCCTCTTTAATCACCTGCCCCCTCACGCCTTAGGATATGGCGTCGGGTTTCTTGTCTTGCCGAGAAGATAGTCAACCGAACAGTCGAACATCTCCGCAAGTGACATTAAAGCAATAACAGCCTAAACGTTTCTTTTCCTTTAGGTGTAATAAACACCTGCGTGCTTGAAAAACCTGTTTTCTCATTAGAAAACTCCTTGATTTCAAACAAGCCGTTCTCCATTGGCTTTGCATATGGCATAAGCTTGCCCTTTTTATCTCTGTAAAGATACTTTTTATCAAGCAGGAAATTCACAAAAGTATTTTGCTTGACTTTAAGTTCCTTAGCTGTTTCTCTTATTCCCGTTAACAGATTTCTGTCCACGAGTTCATCAAAGTAATCAGCTTTCGGTTGCATTATCTGTTTATCAACAGTAAGCTGTGAAACACTTACTTGCAGAACTTTCACCTTTTCGTTAGCAATTTCCAAAGCCCTTTTCATAATCATTTCGGGACTGTTCCAAGCTTCTTCAACTCTTATGAAGTACTGGCGGAACTGCTTTCCTTTTTCACTTCTCTGCAACATACAGATCTCTTTTGCCATTGGGATTGTAAGTTGGTGATCGGTACTCGGTCTGCCGCCTTCTGATGTTTTACTCAAAATTGAGTAAAAGTCCTCATTATCCGAAAAACCGTATTCACACATTCTTTTGAACCAATCATTATATCTGGTTTCTACTTCCAAAGCCTTGTGAAGTTCCCTACCCGATACTGTTGGGTGTTCTGCGTTTTCATAGCTGATTTTAATTAGTTCATTCATTAATCATCTGTCCTTTCTCTGCGGTGATACTATAATCACCATTGCAATAAACAATTTTTACTTCCAAGACATCTGCTATTTTTTCAGCAACACGCCTGCTATCAGTTGCGCCGCACATAAACGCTTTAATTGTACTTTCCTTTACACCCGATTTCTCAGCTATTTGAGCATACGTTAAGCACTTTGATTTCGCAATCATTTTGACTTTTTGCTTAAAATCATCAAACATAATTTGTCACCTCCTACAATCATAATAAAATTGGGTTGACAAAGTTGATGAAATATGATACTATATAGAAAACAAAGTTTAAATATTATAAACCACCGACATTATCAACGCTGTTGCTTTTTATCGTTGAATTTATATCAACTAAGATTAGTATAGTTGATATAAATTCAATTGTCAATGGTTTTATTTGATATTTTCTCAACTTTGTCATTTTGTACAAAAGTGAGGTTGATGTTATGTCAATTATAGACAAGATTTGTGATTTGATGAACTATAAAAAAATCACGCAAAAACAACTTACAGATTATTTAGGCTTAGATAAAAGTACTTTCTCACAATGGAAATCAGGTAAAAATCAATCATATCTGAAATACATTTCTCAAATTGCAGATTTTCTAAATGTTCCAGAATATTACTTGAAAAGTGAAGACTTAAAACTTAATTTTATACCACATGAGTTGGATGATGAATATATTATCGAATGTCCTGTATGCGGTTATGACTGTACGCATTTTATAGGAATAAAACCTGTGGACTTTGGCACTTATAAAAGTGACGGAATAGCTATTGAATTTCACTGTGAAGACGATCACACTTTTTACCTGATTATTGATTCATACAAAGGAAATACTTATGCAGTTTACACTGATGAATCATGTACTCAGTTTAAACCTGCAAATCTAGGAATGGAATCAATGCCTACTTCGCTACTAGACATGGTAATAAAAGAAATCACAAAAAAATACCATGCTCTTGACGAACATGGTAAAAAGGCTGTGGAAAGTATACTAGATATAGAGTATAAACGTTGCACAGAAACAAATAGAAACAAGTCTAAAACAATCACATTCAAGCGCTTTAACGTGAATAAAGCTTCGGCAGGCTGTGGATATGATTTGAGCAATTCAGATGTATGGAGAGAAATTGAAGTAATAGATACCCCAGAAGCCCATGAAGCGGATTTTGCAGTTGAAGTTGATGGACACAGCATGGAGCCTACGATTAGTGACGGCAGTATTGTATATATAGCCACCGATTCTGATGTTCCTGTTGGTGAAATTGGATTGTTCCGTCAGAATGGTGCGGGTTACATAAAAGAAAAAGGTAGTAATCGCCTTATTTCACATAATCCAGATTATCCAGACATTCTTCCTGAAAACGGCGAAATAGTTTGTATTGGCAGAGTTATTGGTATAGCAAAACTTCCAGATTAAGTCCAAGAGGATAACTTCCTGCTGATACTTCAAATATCAATTAGGAGAAACGTATATGGGTAAAAAGAAACGCAAATCAGAGCTAGGCTGTATCGCCACTATATTTGGCTATCTGATATTTGCTTGCATAATCGCACTTATCATAGACCTTATAAGAACTCACATATCTGAGCAAGCTAAACATAATCTTATGATAGTTGCTATCGTGATCGCAGTTGTGGTATTTCTGAGCATGGTCTGCACCATTTACCGCAAGTTTCACAGGAAGTATACTTTGAAACAGCTTGATAAAATGGACGGACACCAATTTGAATATGCCTGTGCTGATATTCTGAAAGCCAACGGCTACAAACACGTTAAGGTGACAAGAGGCTCCGGTGACTTTGGCGTTGATATCATTGCAGAGAAAGACAAGGTCAGATATGCGATACAATGTAAAAGATACAACCACAAACTTGACAACACACCTATACAAGAAGTTGTCGGCGGACTTGCGTACTACCAATGTGACAAGGGTGCCGTTATGACAAATCAGTATTTTACCGAGCCTGCCAAACAGCTTGCACAGGTGAATGATATAGAGCTGTTGGATAGAGATACGCTTTCACATATGGTTAATAGAACAGAAAAGTCATTTGATGATAAGCTTAATTTATTCAGATCTTATTTGACCAACTCATCTACAATGCTAGTTGCTTATCTCGAAAAGTGTGGAATTTATTCAAGGATAGAAAATATAAATACAGATACCAAAACACTGTCATTTACCCTTAAATTAAAATTTGCAGATGACATCGAGAATGTAAAGGCAAAGAAGAAAGCAATTTCCAAAATAACTAAAGCGAAAGTAATTGATATAGTGCAAAACGAGAATGATATGATAACTATCATTGTTCGTACACCAAGAAAATACAGAATAAAATCATAACAAAAAAAACGCCCCCAAGTGCTACCAACACTCAGAGGCGAGCAGAGCAGATACTACCAATATCAGCTCAGAATGAACAAAACCCAACAACCACGAAAGGGCTTATTCTGCCCTTTTATTGTAGCACACTTTTTTAGGAGTGTCAAGAATAGGAGGAATATATGCTATGTAAAAAATGCCGTAAGGAAATTCCTGACGGCTCTATTTATTGCAACTACTGTGGCAAGAAGCAGGAAACTACCAAAAGAAAAACACGTCGCAGAGCAAGAGGAACAGGCACGATAAGATACAAGCCTGAATACAAAAACCGCCCATATGTGGTTTTCAGCCCTCGAACAACGTCCGGCACAGGTGAAAAGTACATCGGCTGCTTCAAAACGGCAGCAGAGACACAAGCCGCCCTTGATAGTTACTTCAACTCTACGCACATAGATCATTCCAGCCTAACTCTTGCACAAGCGTATGAGAATTGGAGTTCCGAGCATTTTGAAAGCCTTACAAAGAGCGGTGAGCAGGGCTACAAGACCGCATGGAGATACCTTGATAGTATCGCAGGCAGGAAAATGTCAGAGCTTAAAACAGCAGATTATCAGAGGTGCATAACCGAATGTGCCAAACGTTTCAGCCGTTCGCAATGCGCAAAAATCAAGCAGCTATGCTCACAGCTCTGCAAGTATGCCGCCCAAAATGACATCATAGACAAAAACTATGCTGAATACATAACACTTCCAAAAGAGGTTAAGAAAGAGAAAAGAATTTTTACAGCGGAAGAGCTTGAAAAGCTGTGGAAACACTCTTCGGATAGATCTGTCCAAGTCATTTTGTTTATGATCTACACAGGCTTTCGTATCGGTGAGGTGTTCACGATACTTAAAAAGAATGTCCACCTTGCCGAGAACTACATGATCGGCGGCATCAAGACCGAAGCGGGCAAGGACAGACTTGTGCCGTTTCCGTCACAGATACCCGAAATAAAGACGTTTGTACAAGATTGGTACAATGAAAGCAAGACAGATTTTTTGCTGAATGGAGATGTAAACAATTTCAGAAAACGCAATTTTTACCCTGCACTTGCCGAATGCGGTGTGATACCTGAGCCGACAGTTACAGAGCTAAAAAGCGGCAAAACGACAAAGAAATATGACACAGAGATAACGCCACATTGTTGCCGTCACACTTTCGCCACCCTCTCAGCAGATTGCGGTATGCAGCCCGAAAAATTACAACGTATCATCGGTCATGCCAAGTATGAAACAACGGCAGATATATACAATCACTCAGGGCAGGACGCAAAAGCACTAGCGGAAGAAATGTCAAAGTTAAGAAAGCCAGTGGAACATTAG